GGTGTATGTATATGGGAACAAAATGATGACATAGTATGTAAAAATATTAAGGAATTTGGAAGAGTTGATTTAGAGAATATTATATTTAATAAAGGCGATAAGATATTATTTGATGGTATAAAATATATGTCAATTTGTATAGATAATGAATCTGCTGTATTTGCAGAGATAACAAGTGAAGGAATTAACTATCGTAAAGAAGGATTAGATTATAATAAAATAATAGTATTTCCCAATAAATTAAATGACCATTTTGATGGGATAATGTATGAAAAAATAAATTAATAAAATAATACATAATTATATTTTGATAAAAGACATTATTTTTATAATAGTGTCTTTATTTGAGAATATAAATTGTTATAAAATAAAATTAGAGGTGAAGTATGTCGAATTCAGAGGGATATGTTTATTTTATAACTACTTCAGCTCATAAAGCAATTAAAATAGGCTTTAGTAAAAATGTTGAAAGAAGAATGAAACAATTACAGACATCTTCAAGTGAAGAATTAGAAATTTTATATGTTGTAGAGGGCAATATGGATTTAGAACATAATTATCATTATTATTTTAAAGACTATAATATAAAGAATGAGTGGTTTCAGTATTCGTTTGTGATGAGTTTTATAAAACATGATAAATTAGAGAAACACATTCAAAGAGAAATGGGATACATAAAGTAATATAAATAACAAAGGAGGCATTATTAATATGATTAGTAAAGTGAACCTTAGAACTGCTGGTAATTATGCTATTTTGTCAAAATCAGGAATTTCTTCTGTACCTAAATCAGTTATTATCGGGAATATAGGAGTAAGTCCAATTGCTTCAACTGCCATTACTGGATTTTCATTAACTCAAGATGCTACTAATAAATTTTCTGTTTCAAGCCAAATTATAGGAAAAGCATATGCTTCAAATTATGTTTCTCCAACTTGTAGCGATTTAACTATAGCAATAGGTGATATGCAAACAGCTTATACAGATGCTTGTAGTAGAGTACCAAATTATACTGAATTATACACAGGAGATATAAGCGGTAAAACAATTAATTCGGGTGTTTATAAATGGAGTACAGGAGTTTTGATAAGTAAGGATGTTACATTACATGGTGGAATAAATGATATATTTATTTTCCAAATTGCAAAAGGAATTACTCAGGCTAACTATACTAGAATTATATTAACAGGTGGAATATTAGCAAAGAATATATTCTGGCAGTCTTCAGAAACAGTTTCGATTGGAACTGGTTCACATTTTGAGGGAATTGTGCTTGGTAAAACAAATATAACAATGGGGAGTAATGCTTCTGTTAATGGGAGATTACTCGCTCAGACAGCTGTAACCTTGATTAGTAATACGATTGTAGCACCTTTATAGCATAGATTAATGGAATATATTATATTTTGACAGGTAGGATTAGATTTTTAGTCCTACTCAATGAGAATATACATATTATAATAATAAACAAGAAGGAATGATGAAATTGACTTATACATATAAATGCAATTCGTGTGAGAAAGAATTTGAGGTTACTCACGGTATGAATGAAGAAGTAATAGTTGAATGTGAAAAATGTGGAAGTAAAGATGTTAAAAGAATATATAGTGTTCCTAGTTTTCGGATTGACTGTGAAGGCTTTGTTGGGAAGATTGGGAAATAAAATAAGTTTAAAATAATATAAAATAAAGATTGACAAATGAGAGTTTAATAACGGTAATATAAGAGAGGATAGATTTATATATGGGATTGCAAGCCTGTATTTAGATTGATAAGTGTGGATTTTATCTACCTTCACACTTCCTTGATTTTTACATATAATATAATTATGGTGGATAGAATAATATAAAAGGTAGGTAGATATTAAATGAAAGCACATACATTAGAAGAAATTAGAGAAAAAATGGTAGAAGTTGATGAAAATATAGAGATACTTAGTAAATATTCAAAGAAAGCAGGTATCACAAAAATCAGATATAGGATATATATTAAATGTAAATGTAAAATTTGTGGCAATGAATGGGATAGTGATGTAAGTAATTTATTAACTGGTTATGGGTGTATGGTATGCAGTGGAAATGATAAAAATACTTTACTTGGAATAAAAAAAGAATTAAAGGAGATAAATCCAAATATTGAAATTTTAAGTGATTGTTATATAAATAATGGCAGTAAATTAAAATGCAAATGTTTAATAGATGGATATGAATGGAAAGCTAATTGGAGACATTTATCTCAAGGTACAGGTTGCCCCATATGTGGAGGAACAAAGAAATTATCTATACCAGAAGTTGAAAAAATGTTAGGGCATATTAACAGTAATATAAAAATAATTGGTGGCACATATGAGACTGCAAGAAGTAATTTAAGGTGTAAATGTCAAATTTGCAATAATGAGTGGGAAGCAAATTGGAGTCATTTAAAAAGAGGTCATGGTTGTCCAATATGTGCATTAGAAAATAGAAGTGGAGAACATCATCCCAGATATAATCCTAATTTAACTGACGAAGAACGAGAGAATGGTAGGAATATGATAGGAGAATCATATACTAATTGGAGAAGAAAAGTTTTTGAAAAAGATAAATATACCTGTCAATGTTGTGGTGATAATAAAGGTGGTAATTTAACATCTCATCATTTAGATGGTTATAATTGGGCTAAAGATAAAAGAATAGATGTAGATAATGGAGTTACATTATGTAAATTATGTCATGGTGAGTTTCATAAAATTTATAAGTATGGAAATAATACAAAAGAACAGTTTAAAGAATTCATGATAAATATAACTAAAAAAGAAGTTATTTAAAATTGTAGCTTCTTTTAATTGCGTAAAAATATAAAGAGGTGAAAATATATATTATGGGAAGACCAAAAGGTAGTATAAATATAAATAAGAATTTAAAAGAAGTTATAAAACAAGAACCAAAAGAAATTGAAAGAAAAAGTTGTTCAATGCAATTATCCCAAAAATGCAAAGAAGAACACGAAGACCCTGAAAAAAAAGGTAGAAAACTAACTGACTTTTATATGACTATTAATAATTATTTCTTTAAAGCTTCTAAAATACATATTTGCAAAGATTGTATTAAAGAATTTGTATATACAGAAGACGGAGAAATAAACCTTAAAAATTTTAAAAAGATTTTAAGAGTTTTAGATATGCCATTTATACAAAATTGTTTTGATAGTTCTATAGCTGATAGAAAAGATACATTTGGAGTATATTATAAAAATATAGCGTTAAATCATTTAGGTAAAAGTTATGAAGACGGAGACAACGAAGAACTTTCAAATGTTATTCAAAAGGCTGTAAAAACCGAACAAGAAATTAAAGGATTTTGGGGTGATGGTTTTGAGGATAAAGAATATGATTTTTTGGAAGACGAATTAGCAAGATGGAAACAAACACATAAATGTGATGTTCAAGCTGAAATAACCTTATTAAGAGAAATTTGTATCACTATATTGGATACTAGGAATGCGAGAAAAGATAATAAACCTACAAAAGAACTAAGAAAAGAATTGCAAGATTTAATGAAAACTGCAAGTGTTGACCCTGCTAAAGCAAATTCTATAGGAAGTGGGCAAACAGTTGATAGATTTGGAGTTTGGTTAAAAGATATAGAAGAAAAGAAACCTTCTGAATGGTGGCAAGACCAAGAAAAATATAAAGATGCTGATGGATTTCTTTCTTATATTAAAGATTATATTGTTAGACCTATAAGAAATTTCTTCTCTGGTAATAAAGATTTTATGATTAATGGTGAGGACTTATCATTTAAAGAGGATAACACTCCTAAAGAAGACAACTCTTCTAAGGAAGTTGAATAATGGCAAGCCATAAGGATTTTCAAAATGATTTTATACAAAATGGAAAATCAAACAATCCATCAATTCAGCCTAAACAAATGGTACATAAAACGAGAAATGAAAAATGGGAAGATAATATAATAGATTGGTGCACATTTTATAGGAGGAATATACACAGATTTATAGAGCATTATTTTAATATAAAATTACATCTATATCAAATTATATGGATATATTTTATGTCTATAAGTGATAGTTTTGTTGCTATTGCATCAAGAGCTAGTGCAAAATCATGGTTAATTTCTTTATTGGCTTGTGCTCGGGCGGTGCTTTTCCCGAACTCAGAAATCGTGATTGTGGCAAAAACTAAAAAGCAGGCAGGTATTATATTTGGTAAAATAGATGGATTAAGAAAAGATTCCCCAAATCTAAATAGAGAAATTGAAGATTTTAAAAATTCTCAAAGTGATAGAGTTTGTAAGTTTTACAATAATTCAAAAATAACAGCAGTAATTTGTGATGATGGAGGTCGTGGAGAAAGAAGTTGCTTTACAATCGGAGAAGAATATAGAATCATGGATAAAACAAAATATGATGAAATTGTAAGACCTTTTGCTATTGCAAGACAAACTCCTTATACTAAACTTGCTCAATATTCAGATTTAATAGAAGAGCCAAAAGAAATATTGATAACCTCTGCTTATTATAAAACCTTATGGTGGTATGGTGAAATGGAAGAAAATATAAAATTGATGCTGAAAGGCGAAAACGCAGGAGTAATTTTCTTTGATTATCCTATTGCTATTAGGCATGGAATAAAAACAAAAAAATTAATAGCTAAAGACAAACAAAAGATGGATGCGATTTCATTTCAACAAGAGTATGAAAATATACCTTTTGGTGAAAATGGTGATGCTTATTTTAAGTTAGAACTTTTTACTAAAAATAGAACTATTAAAAAATTATTCTATCCATTGAGAAAATCTGAATTAGCAGATGATAAAATTAAAGGTAAAAATAATCGAATGATAAAAAGAATAGAAGGAGAAGTAAGAATAGTTTCTTGTGATATTGCTACGAGAGTGGGAAAAGATAATGATAATACCATATTAACATGCATAAGAGCATTACCAACTTCTAAAGGATACATGAGAGAATTTGTGTATATGGAAAGTCATCAGGGAGAACATACTGGTAAACAAGCTTTACGTATAAAACAATTATATAAAGATTTTGAAGCTGACTATATAGTATTAGATTTAGCAAATGCAGGAATTACAATATTTGAAAGATTGGCAGAGGTTACAAAAGATGAGGAAAGGGGCATAGAATATGACGCCTATACTGTAATGGAACATAAAAGTTTAGATAAGGCTTTAATAAGTGAATTACAAGAAAAAACGTTAGCAAGTACATCAATCCCTGTTGTTTATCCTATAAGAGGAAACTTACCTTTAAATAGCAAGATAGCCCTTAATTTTAGAGATGATCTTCAAAGACGTATGATATCCATACCTGTAGATGCTATAGATGGAGAAGAATACTTAAATGAAAATAATAAAGTTTTCAGAACAAGTAATGACCAAGAATTAAAAGCTTCTTATCTTGAACCTTTTATGCAGTTTGAATTAATGGTTAATGAGACTATAAATTTAAGCTTTAGCATAGTTAATGGCAATGTAAAATTAGAAGAAGACAGAGGGGCAAGAAAAGATCGTTACAGCTCTGGAAGTTATGGGAATTGGTTTATTACATTATTAGAAAACGAACTTTTAAAACAAGATGACAATGTTGGCAATGCATCATCGTTCTGCTTTACATAAAACAATATAAAGATTTAATAAACAAATTAACCCAATCATAAAAGTAGGTGAAAATTAAAAATGTCAAATGAAATCAAATCAGATTTAAACACAAATGAAACTACTCAAAGTTATGAAAATTCAGATAATAATACAGAATCCCAACAATCGCAACAACAATCCCCTCAATCTCAATTAGAGGAATTAGGAGATTTTATATTAGATACTCGTAATTTAGACCATCAAGAAATCAATAAGACTAGATTTAAAAAAGGAATTGATGAATATTCTGTAATAGCTGGTAAAATGGCTGTTATAACTTCTATGGGAATTGAATCAAAAGTTGCATTAGAATTTGTTGAACGAGAGTTAATTAGAGTACATGAAAGTAAATTACTTAAACAAAGACAAATAGAAGAATCAATAACAGAAGAATAAACATAGTAATATAAAATTTATAAAAGAAAGTTGGTGAAATTATGCCTAAAAGAATAAATTACCAAAATCAGAATTATGCAATAAGGAGGAAAACTACAAGTTCTTCCAATCAAGATAATCTTGTATCTCCTAAAAAAATAAAACAACTTAATGATAATCAAGGTTATGTAGGAATTCTAAATCGAATTGTACAAGATTTAAATACACGACCTACTAAATATACAAGAGAACAAGTTATCAGATGGATACAATATCCTAATAATTGTGAAAAAGAAATAAGGCAATTAAATCTATATTTAAGATATGTTAGTAATCAATATAATAGAGCGTTAGATTATTTTTCTAATATATTAACATTTGATTATGTAACTATTCCTGTAAATACAACAAAAGAACAAATGAATACTCCTGCTTTCATGAAGAACAATCAAAAACTTAATACATTTCTAAATAAATTTAGTGTTAAACAAGAGTTTATAAAATTAATGCCATATTTAATGAATGAGGATACAGTTTTTACATATTATCGAGAGAATGATAGCATTGCTACTTTGCAAGTTTTACCAAGTGAGTTTTGTAAAATTATAAGCAAAAATAGTGTAGCAAGAAGTTATGCTTTCAATTTATTAGTATTTGTTAAGGATGTTTATCATTTAATAATAGAAGATTATCCTCAAGAAGTACAGGATGCATGGAACAATTTTGAATATAACGGTAGCAATAATTGGGTTACATTAGACCCAAGCAAAGCATTTGCATTTAAATTTAATGAGTGGACAGATGTAAGTATATCTCCATTTATGGGTGTATTTTTAGATGCCTTACAGATATCAGAAGATAAAGCATTACAAAGAACTAAAAATGTAATAAGTGCTAAACAATTAATTCATCAAAAAATTCCGATGAGAACTGACAAAGAGGTAACGAACAGTTACAAACAAGTTTTTATAATAATATATTATAAACTTGGAAAATTGTTGACAGCCTCCCATATTTATAAAAAGTATGGAAAGAATCCTTTGAATTGCTGGAATCCCCTAAAGTTAACTAAACTACAACGTAGGTATGAAATAAAACCAAGCGTGATAGTGACGAAAGTAGAAAAAATTAGTTAAATGGCATAAGGTTAAATCCTAAGTGTTGTAATAATGGGCAATCAGCATCTAAGACTCGAATAGAGTAAAGTTCAACGACTAGAGAGAAATCTCGTACACTCAAGTGGGTGGAAGTGGAGGAATCCTAATCCTTTTATAAGGACGGATATGATATAGTCTACACTTATATGAAAGTATAAGAAGTTCATAAGAGAACTACATAAGATCAACGACCTTGTGTGAATTAAGCATAAAATATATAAGAAACTGTAAGTATATAAACTTTAATAAAATATCTAAAATAATTTATTGCATACTATTGACATTAATGTTATAATAATGTAAAATAGGTTATATAGAAATAAATAATACAACATTTAGAATTATATATTTATAGCTTCTTATAGATTTATGCTATATGGCAAAAGTAAATTCATTTTTACTAGATTTAGACACTGCACAACAATTCCATAATACTGTTAAAGATAGATTGGAGGATGATGGATACATTACAGTAACATCTCCAATGGAATTAACAAAAGTAAATTTAGATGGTGGTAGTGCAGCCCAAGCTAATATAGTTAGACAGTCTGAAACTAATTTATTTACATCATTAGGAATGGCAAAGGAACTATTAGATTCTGATGACGCAGGAAATATAGGACTTGAAAGAAGTATACAAGTTGATGAAAATTATATGTTTGTATGTTATAGAATGTTTGAAAGATTTATGAATTTTATTTTGTTGACAGTCACAGGCAAGAATAGTTTTCAATTTAGTTTTTTAAATGTCACGAATTTTAATAAAAAAGACAAATTTGCTGAATATTTATTAGGTGCTCAGTATGGAATGCCAACACTTTATATGGCAATGAGTAGCTTAGGTGTTGAAATGAAAGATGTTGATAGTATGGTTTGGTATGAAAACGTAACCGATATAAAATCACAATTAATGCCATTAGTTTCTAGTTTTACCGCAAACAGCAACGACTTGATGAATACTGGTGGAGCACCGAAAAAAAAGACAACAGAACTAAGCGATACCCAAGTTAACCAAATTAATAAAGGAACAGCAGATAAAAGAACACAATAATATAAAATTAATTTAAAAGGAGATAGTTTTATGGAAAACAAATATTTTTATTGCTATAGTGTGAGGATGAAAAACTTTATTAAATCACAAGGATTAGATTATATAAGTAAAGATGTAAATCCAAGTACCAATCGTCCATATTTTATGTTTGAAAAGAGTCACAAACTCGATGATTGCATCATAGAATGGAATAGAATAAAAAAATA